ATATTTAGTCTTAACGGCCTGGCAGGCTGCAATATAGGCATCAATTTGTGCTTGGTCACCTTTCACTACACCATCAATATAGTCCAGTAGGTTTGGGTATTCTTTTACTCTTTGATATTTGTATGTATCTGGATCAACCCAAGCATTGACTGCGGCTAAATCAATAGTTACTTTATTGCCATTGGCATCAAAAGCACCAGCCGTATCATCAATAGTAACAACAGTTGGATATAGTTTATAAATTGCTTTATGGTTCATGCCGCTATCTCCATAACTGTAATTGTTGATGTACCGCCAATAATGTATGAAGCATCAGTCGTTTGGAAAGGTGCATTAATTGAAAGTTGTATAGAACCAAATTCTGAAGAGGCCTGCACTTTGTACGTAATTGAACTGGTTGTGTTTGGACTATCTAAATATATGTGAGATGCAGACCCTATTTTATAATTGTCTTTGGTTGGCCCTACACCAAAAGTAGCGGCAGTTTGATTGCCTGATGGATATGTACCAACAACCACATTTGTTGAGTTTCTTAATACAAAAAAAGCTCCGTACAGATTGTCATCTGCGCCATAATTAATATTTGTCAAAATCAAAATTTTGCTAGATGTACTTGTCGGTGTAATTGTTACAGATAAACCTGTAATATCAACTGCTGACGATGAAGTTGTCGTAAATTTATCTGTTTTAACTGTTTGAACCACTTGCAACACACTGCCTGTTTGAGGAGATGAAAGTCCACCTACTGCGGCTAATCCTGTGATTGATGAACTATTAAGAACTAAAGGCATTATTCTGTTCCTTGTAAAGCATCTATTTGTGCTTGTAATTGGGCAATTCGCTCTTCTTTAGTTGGCTGTGCAGCTAACCATTCTGCGTAATTTGCTTGGGCCTGTGCTACTTCTTCAGCAGTCAGTTCAATCACTTTGCGCTCACCAGTAATCACATTACTTTCTATTCTGTTCATAATTTACTCGTAAAGAATGTTGATTGTGCCAGCATCAAATGTAATAGCTGCTGACGATGTAATACGAACTCTATCTAAAGTTGCAGAAAGAGATTTTCTTCCAGCAATTGAAACTACATAATCAGTTGTTGATGAATCAGCATAAAGCGTTCCTTGCGCCACCCAAGTATTTGTTGAAACATCAAGCAAACTAAAAATAATTGAGCCAGTAAATAATGAGTCGGCGCTCCAACCACCTTGAAAACCAAACCCTGTGGTTTCAGCAGTTGCGCCAACGTTTGCAGCAGTAGAAACATTGCTTGCAATAGAACTATAACCCGTTGTTTCAACTCCACCACTATCACCAAATTGTATTAGTGGAGAAACCGTATTATTCCAAGAAACTCCATTTAACATCACAGTTACACGCTTAGCCCAACTAGGAATACCAGTAAAGTCAATACTTGTACCTGATGTAGAAGCTACGGCAGTTCCACTTACAATAGCACTACTAACTCCATTAACTACGGCAGTACCAGTACCAGCTGGAAATGTAACTGTTAAATCTGAAGCACCATCAGCACTTACTAAGTTTAACGAACCACCAGAGGGATTTTTTAATTTTAAATTTGCCATTATAGAATTACCCAAGTAGAACCAGCGTTCAATGTTACTGAATATGGAGCATCAATAGTAAATGGTCCCGCTGTAAACGCATTTTGATTTGCTGACACAGAAATATTTGATGTAAGATTTTGGCCATTAAAATACACTACATGAACAGCTTGGTTATCAAGAAACTGACCACCTGCACCTGCAGCTAATTTAGCAGCGGTAATTGAAGCATCAACCACATTATTAGCATTGATTGCGGTCAGACCAAGTTTATCACCAGTAACAGAACCAGCGGCTAAGTCAGCTGAAACAATGGTATTATTGGCAATTGCGTTGTTATTGATACGAGATAATGGCATATTGGTCTATTTATTCTGGTTCGTTAATTTTTATAAACTTTTTTCTATTTAGTTAAAACAAAAAATTAGTCAATTTTTGGAGATGCACTTAATGGATTATGTTTTGCTTCATCAAAAACTTCAACTACTTCACCATTCAAATCTCGTAATGCAAATACGCAATACCAATTTACATCATCTTCTAATGCTATAAAGTTGTGTTTATGGTCTTTTTTAATGACAATAAAAGTTGGAGCAGTAAATTCTTTTGAAGGATAACCTTCAACTTCTACACAAACTTTGCCTTTAGTCAATAAACTAACATGGTCAAATTCGTGTTTATGGCCGCCATGAGTATCTCCAACTTTAGATAATACATTTTGTCGAACCCATATATTACCAAAAAACCCTAGTTCATGTGAACTCAAGGCATTGTCTCCACTGGAGTTCGCAATGGCACCAAATTCCAAGAAACAGTTTCTTCGTCCCACTCATAAGATTTGCCATCATTTGGCATTGGAACTGGAGATTTCCATAAACAGGAAAACTCATCTAATACCCAACTGTCATATGGTTGAGGTGCAATAAAAGCATCTTTTGTTAAATCGTATGTGTCACCAATGCCAGCAAAATTTTTTCGTAAAGCTTGAGATTGGTCTGGATTTGGCTCATTACTATTTGGTAAGTAGTGTATGCCGCCATGTGTATTGTAACTTGTGCGTATCCATTCGTTTGGATTACCAACAAGACCAGAGTCAATAAAATCTTGTTCAGCAACAATTACTTCTACAACAATATTATTAATTACTTTCGCAAAGTGTCCCATTATCAACCTTTATGCCGTGTAACTGCCAGACGAATTAAATTGAATAATTGTATTACTTCCACTGGTAGAAATTGATGGTGAACCTGTTGTGATTCCAGAATAAGAAGATGTTGGAACGGAAATAATAACTACACCTGAACCTCCAGTTCCTCCTGCATAAGCAGGTTGAAATCCTGCACCGCCGCCGCCACCGCCACCAGTATTGGTAGTGCCTGCACCACCGTAAAGTGTTCCGTTGTCAGCACCGCCGCCGCCACCTCCATTACCACCTGAACTACCAGAAACAGCATTCCACGCACCACCTCCGCCAGCACGAAAAACTCCACTTCCAGTAATTGAAGATGAAAGTCCAACACCGCCGGTGCCGAGAGATGGGCCATTACCACCAGCGGCTCCTGCACCGCCACCACCGCCACCACCGAATGGATATGATTGTGAGCCGGTACCACCAGCATTACCTTGACCAGCAGTTCCTGAAGCACCTGCGTTGGCATTTACTGCACCGCCGCCGCCAGAACCTCCTGAAAGAGAGCTTATACCAGTAATTCCGTCAGCACCGCCACCACCACCGATAGCGGTCGTTTGTCCTGTGAGAGTTGTATTACTACCAGAAACACCTTGGCCGCCTTGGTCACCGCTACCGCCTCGGCCGCCGGCACCAATTACAATACTATAAACACTTCCTGGTATTAATGTTGTGCTATTTGAGATATAACCACCAGCACCGCCACCACCACCTTGGCGTCCACCACCGCCACCACCAGCAATCATTAAGTATGATGATAGATAAGGTCCACCGCCTGAAGGTCTTTTTCTTCTAAAACTTACAGAGGTGCTAGTTCGCAGAGCATTTACAAAAGGCATTTTTAAAAATAATTAGAAACTTGTGCAAAAACATTATATGTTGGTGTTGCTGAAGTTTTAACAATATTAAAACTGTATAAATCAGTATTTGCAGATGTTCCAGTAGTTGGAGCACCGCCAGCCCATCTAGCTGTTACTCCTACTCCATCAATTTGAATTGTGCTAATATATCTTCCAGTCGAACCATTTGGTACCATAACAACATAAGATGCTACATTGCCAACAGGCATTGTAGAAAGACCAGTAAAATTGATTGTTGAATTTGAAGATGAATTAGCAGTAAATACTAATACTCCACTATCTGATGTTGAAATAGTTACATTTGCCGTTAATCCGCCAGTTGTTACCACATTGGCCCTTTCAAAAATTGGACCCATAAAGGTGGCAGATTGTGTGGAAGTTAAGTTGGCAATTGATATATTAGACGATAATTGTGAACTAGTAACTGCGCCATCTGCAATCTTAGCAGCAGTAATAGAACCATCAGCAATAAATGAACCTGCAATACCATGTGATATATTCGCAGAGAATATGGTTGCGCCAGTATTTGCGACAAACGAAATACTGTTATCGGTATCAGATTGTAATGTTGAAACGATTATTTTTCCAGCCATAATTCTCTCTTAGTTTATTATGTATTTATATCACTTTTGGTGGTTGTGAGAAACATTCAGTATGACCATTAAAAAACTTAATTGGCCTGTATCGGAATGGTTTGTTTTCTTTCTTCAGTTTCTTTTCTTTTTGGTAAATATCAAATAATTTACCATCAATTGTTTTATAAGAAACCATATTATAAGGTATTTTTTTTATTCTTTGTTCTACCGACCTTCTAGTAATACCTATTTTCCAAAAATGTTCTTTATCATCAATAAATTCTATTAGATAAAGCTTTGAATTTAATTCTTTTAATTTTGGATTTTTATCAAATGTTTTTGCTTGCATAAATCCATTGTTTAATTTTGAACAACTAGGACAACCAAAATAATTATATAGTGATGATTCCATTTTACGAGAAAATACCAGTTGGCAAGTTAAACATTTGAATGTAGATTGTTTAGTAATTCCTTGGTATTCAGATAGTAATTCAAAACCATTTTCTTTTAGCTTATTTTGAACATATTCCAAACTATGTTTATTTTTATGTCCTTGTGCAGCAGTATTATCTTTACGAAAACAACCACAAGATTTGGTGTGTCCAGTTCTTAATTTTTTACCAATGACAACGGTTGTATTACCGCAATCACATAAACAATTCCAAGAAGCTCTTGTGCCCTTATTACTAGCCCTAGAGATAACAGTTAGCCTGTTATGTTTTTCTCCTATCATGTCTATTATTTTACCCATGTTTACCTTGCGGTACTAAATTTAAAAGGAGCCTCAGCAAATGCCATGTAGATGTAGGTGTCGCCACTTTTGTTCCAAGTTTGGTCTGTTTGTCTGATTTTGAAACCGTTACTTAAAAAATCACCAAAGTTATAATCCGTTGCTTCGGCATCAGAATTGCTTGGCGCAAGTCGTTTATTCATTACATTAAATGTATCTCTTGATGAGTCATTTATTTGCCAATTTGTTGAGCCTGTAGTAGTGTTTTTAAACATTACAAATCTAGGCCGAAAATTTGTAAATACAAACGGACCATCAGTCGAGCCGTTGCCTGTGTATGAGCCAAATGCAGAGTATCCAGCGACAGGCGCAAAGCAGTAGGCTACAAATGTTTCACCGCTTTGATTGATGGTGTTTGAGTTTCCTAGCGTAAAGACAGTACTAGATGGTGCTGTGCTGTTCCACCAAGGCTCATTGGCTGTTGCATTTGTGCCGTTTAATCTTAGACTTGCGTTTGGACCTAACGAAATGTGCTGAACGGGCCAATCTGCTACACCGCTTCTTTTCTTAACAATAACCATACTTGGTGTTGCACCCAAGCCGTGACCAACGGTAGCACCGCCTGTGCCGTTACCTGTATAAGTAACAATACTAAATCCAGCAGTTGGATTCGCAGATACTTGTGAAGTAATTGAACCTGCTGTATTGGTTACTGCTGTGCCGCCTGCTTTCCAGTTCCATGCTACATAGGTTACACCTGATTCATTTAATGCAGCATTTGGATTAGAGCCGTCAGTTCCAGCAGCAGCAGTAAAGCCTGTAGATGTAGCAGCGCTTACAAAGCCATATTGTGCTGATACAGTTCCTTCTGCCTGAGTTAAGTTAGATACTAAACCTTTGGCACTTCCATAACCCCTGACTGAATCAAATAGAGCAGAACCATAAGCTGCAGACCTAGCCTTACCCCAAATAAAATCAGGTTGAAATTGAAGTCCTGATACGGTTTGAGTACCGCCAGCACCAGTATATAATGTAGCATCAAAATGTTGATTTGGTTTATTAATGACTGGCATAGTTATGGTAAGTTATAAGCGTTGAGAGATTTGAAGCCAGTTGGCGGAGTATATGCAAATGGTCTTTGACCGAAATTAACTGCCCCAGACCATGTTCCTACCCCAGCTCCATCACCAAAAGCTGGGAAATAGGTGTTAGCAGCTAAACTTGAAAACGCTACACCTTGGCTAGTATTGTTCTTATAAAAAGTAATAGAACCAGCGTCAGCATCAAAAGCTACGCCTATAATGTCATTGGTGGTATAAGTTGCTCCATATGCTGTTCCAGAGCCATTGTTATATTTATTTCCATCATTAACATAGCCCCATCCGTTTGCGGCAAACCCAGGATAGTTTGACACATCATTTGCCGATGCAGTATTTGTGATGCCTATAGCTGGCGTACCAGCAGAAAGAACAGTACATTCCCAATACCATTTTCCAGTGGACATTCCAAATGTACCCATTGTGGCATTGCGAGTGCCTGAACTGCCGTAATCAATTTGAAGATTTCCAGCAGAAAGCGTTGCATCTGCGCCAATAGAAACAGCGTTCAACACACAATAGTTAGCCGCAGTAGCACTTGTCAATGTTGGAACATCTGTCATGCTATCGTATGTAGCGCCAGCAGTTAAGCTAATATTGTTTACTGTCCAAGTGTTACCATTACCTGAGAAGTCATTACCTAGTGTTGATGTAGAAGTTGTATTCGTAAATGGTAAATAGAATCCGTTGGTGCCGTAAGTGCTTCCATATTTAATTGGAATCCATTGGCCTGTTACTGCATCTGTTTTACCAAAAGATGATGGGGTTAGGGCTAAACCATCGATGAAATTGTATTCTGCTAAATAGCCGTCAAATGGCGATGGAAACCCAACTTCTGCATAACGACCAATCCAATGTGCAATGTTGTTGTTAAGTGTTGAGTCTCCGTTTAACGCTGGATAACTTGCTGTACTAAAAGCAGTTACTTGCACCCCATTAACATACAATTTCATTCTGTTGGAATCAGTTGCTTGTGTTGTATCTAAAGCAAAAACAATGTGATACCAAGCAGATGGGTCTCTAAAAACTTGAGTGGTTGTAAGGAAGGTATTGGTATTGTTAACTCTAGGATTTACTTCAATATTGTCTGTAGCAGTAAAATAAAATCCACCAGCCGTGGTAGATAATCCTGACCCAAAAAAGAACTGAGTTGTGCTACCACCCAAAATACCTCGTTTCACCCACAAACTTAAAGTATATGTTTTTCGATTTCCAGCAGACGGAAATGTTCTATCTAAATAAGCAGAATTACTAGCACGAAACCTCAAAGAATTACGAAGCAGGTAACCAAGCTTGGCTAGTCCACCAAAGCCTGTTACGGATGCTGCACCACGAGTACCAAATAAAGGCATTATCTAATTCCTAGTTTTATGCGTATTGTGTTTGTGAAGCTAATACAGTCCATGTATTAGAAGCAGTTTTCACCAATGTGATGGAGTAGATATCAATACTATTGGCATTACCTGAAGATGGTGCAGAACCTCCTTGATATTTAACTGTGCGACCAAAACCATCAATCTGCACGGCTGTTTGATAGTATGCAGTACCACCGTTATTGGCCAAATATGCCACGGTAACAGAATCGCCTGTTGCGGTCATGCTATCAAAAGTATTAGAAGAATTACCACGAATGTTAATTGTCCAGTTACCCGTTGGGTTGTTTGTATAGAACTTAACAGCACCTTCTAGCACATCAAAGTTTGAAACACCATTTAAGGTATTTGCGGACACATTGGCACGCTCAGTTACTTGCTGAATGTCAATACCTTGATTAATTAAGAAAGCTTGATTTGGAAGTTCCCATTGAATTGATGGGTCACGGGAACCAGCGGCTGTGCTACCTGTGCGAACTGTGATACCTGCACCGTTAGCAGTTGTCGTTGTTGGTGTTGCCACATTGGCAATCTCAATGTTTTTATCTTCAACAACAAGAATCTCGGTATTGGTAACAAACTGAGTTCCATCTACTGTCATGTTACCAAGAACAGTCAGATTGCCTGTTACAGTTGCATTAGTTTGAACATTGAGTGGTTGTGCGACATTGAACGCTGTAGCATTTACATTGATGAGAGTTACTTCACCAACGTTTAGTCGTAGCGAACTTTCGCCATATATTGTGTCTGCTTTTATCAGTCCGGCCATAAATTTATCTCTTTAGTTAAAATATTGTCCATGTGGAATTATTAGCCACACTTACGGTTATATTATTCGCCACTTTTAATGGCCCGGCTGAGCTAGCGTTATATCCGGTGGTAATGGTTGCATTTTGTGTTAGCTCAGCAGCATTAATTCTTATGATACCAAATTCATCTGCGGACAAATATGGTGTTGTAACAACTGATCCACCAAGATAAACAACTTCAATGTTGTTTGTGCCAGATGTAGGTGGAGCAGTTGTGAAAATAATTTGACCGTTTATAACTGCATATGAATCGGTCTTTTGTTTTACGCCATCAATGAATACGAGAACCGAAGCTTCGTTGCCATACTCATACGCCAAGTTGTATGTGGTCGTAGAGTTATTGCCAGTAAAGAATTCTGACCTGATTGCGCCGCTTTGCGGAGAATTTCCAAGGTAGCCCAAAATTAAATCCTAATTAGTAGTCCAGTATGGCCAGTTTCTTTAACTTTCTGCCATTGCTGAATGGTTTTTTTTCTGTATATTTCTCTGTATTCTTCAGTTATATAGTCAAGCAATCGGCCATCAACATAACCTTTATTTTTTGCTTCTTGAACATTCTCTGGTCGAATTCTATAACTTCTTTTACCGTCATTCATCCAAATTAAAGATGATATTGTTTTTCCAGCTTTAACTGTTTGTTCTTTAGTAAAAACTTGTTTTGCTCTCGCAATTCTAATTTTTTCTTTTGCTTCTTCAGACCTTATTTTACCTGAATTTTTTAAGCTAATTTTCTTTTTAGTAGTATCTGAAGTGTGTTTTGCTCCAAAACCACCACCCATTAAATTCAAACATTTATTATCAGATTCAATTAAATTTAATGTTACTATTTTTTCTTCTAATTCATATATGTATTCTGGTAATCCTATAACTAAAATTTCGTAATTAAAATTATTGGGACCATATTTTTTTACTTGGTTGCGTATTCTTTCACCAGAACCCCAATACAATCGACCATTTGATTTTTTTTGGTCCACACCATTATGTTTACCAATATAATATTCACCAGTTAATTTGTTGGTAATTTTATAAAGGTGTGATACTATGGTCATGTTCTATTTATGTGCTAATTATGAAAGTGTTCCAATGAACGCATTAGCTTCTTCTGTGGTCATCACATTCCCATCGGCATCTTGCAGTTCTGCACCATCTAAGACTTCTTTTTTGAAGTTAGCGTAGTCGGTGTTGGCTGGGTCGAATGGAATAAATGCATTGTCTGATAAACGCTGAAAAGATTTTGCAGGCACACCCATATAGTCAGGTTGAAGTTTATACATAATTAAAGTTCCGCATTAAGTTGAAGGCTTCCGTTATAAAACGCTGGGTGACCAATTTGAGCAGATGTCATTGCAGAACATTGTTGCCACATTCCAGTCGTTCCTGGATTTACGCTGTTTGAAGTGCCGCTTGAAGTTGCGGTTAAATTTGATACCCAAAAGGTATCTCCATTTCCGCCAGCAGATGACCTTGTAACTGTTGGTGCGGCTCGCATTGTTACTGGATAATTATAACTAAAACCAGCGTCAGTAGAACTAAAATATGCCCCACCTAATCCACCAGCACCCGATATACCAGTTGGATTGGTTCTAATAAAATACCTTTGACACATTCTCAATTCAGCTCCATACTCTCTGTATTCAAATGAAGTAGCTTGTGAACCTTCTTCCAATTGGACGCCAGTAACATAAAAAGTAGCACCGTTTGTGCCGACTACGGATGTTGCTCCTGTGGCTGAGAATAATTGACTTCCAGACCATGCACCAGCAGTTCCGCTTAATCCAGAACCTACCCCTAAACCAAAATTAACTTGAATACCAACGCTATTGTCTGTAAGCCAAGTGCCTGTTGTATCACCAGCAATAGTAATTGACTTTTGTTCCCAAGTATTTGCAGAAGAAATAGTGTAAGTAAATGGATAGCTTCTATCGTGTGCCGCATTAAATAAACTACCGCCAAAAGTTCCTGTTAAGCTAGACCTCACCCAAAATGATAGAGTAACTGGTCTAGCACTAGCCGTCCCCCAAGTTAAATCGGCAATATTGTAGCCTTCAATTTTTTGAACAAGACCCTGATAATCACCAGAACTAACAGAGTAAGCAGATAAAGAAGTTACGCCAAAATAGTTGGTAAATCCTGCAGGTGGAGTTACAGAACCAGCATTTTGTTGAACTGAATATTTGCTTCCTGGTGAAGAAAGTGAACGCCATCTATCTAGTGTGTATTGATTTGTTGTTACAGTAACACTTGATGTGCCGGTATTTTGAGAAATAACCATGGCACCGTTGATAATCCTGTTCCGCATACCAAAATCTAAATTTGCACCACGCATATAGTTTTCAACAGAACCTGTCTGGAATGCTGAGTTAGCAACTGTGTTCGCTGTGATACCAGCACCAGAGATTGCTGTATTTGATGCTGATGTAATTACGCCATTCTGGTCAAAAGTAATTGACGGAATAGATGTTGTATTACCAACAGTCGTAGAAGTTACATTGTTAGCAACTTGAATTACGGAGAACGATACTTTTGTTAATGGCATAATGGTCTATTTATTATGATTTAGGATACTTGTCTTTTACAGCTTGGATAGTTTCTTTCCATTCATCAATACCGTCATGAAATATTTTGTCTAATTGGTCAGCAATAGATGGATACTCAGCAGCACGTTTGCGTTGATATTCGTTAGAATCATATACGGCTTGTAATCTGGTAACTTCTGCGGCAATTTGTGATTCTGTTACAGGTGGAGTTGATGGATTATACCATTCAACTTCTTCACCACGAACTGTAACTTCGGCACCAGGTACCAATGATATAATTGCTTGTAATTTTGTTACGGTGTTCATGCTGCAATCTCCATTAATGTAATACCACTAAATGTGACGCTACCATGAATTTCATTAACACCAAAACCAGTTCCTCCATGGCCAAGAGAATATGCAATCATTTCTACATTATATGTTGTTGAAGAAGTTGTAGATGGACTATCATAATATTGCATAGTCGTTGTTCGCCTAGCAGAGTTTGCGCCGTAATTCAATTGATTTAATGCTTCATAATATGAATATGTCATGTAATTGCTTGTTGGAGTGTTAAGTGCTGTTTCACCTCTTAACAAACGCATAGCACCAATACCAGAAGAATGATAGTTTACAGTAATTAAAATTTTATTTGATGCAGATGATGGTGTAATTGTTGCAGAACCAATATTTGTCCAACTTGATGTGCTTGTGGTAGAAGCAGTAGCAGAATACTCAGCACGAACAACTTGCAGCACAGAACCAGTAGGCATCTTTGCTCGAGTTAACTGTGGAACTTGTGCTAATGGAATAGTTCCACTTGTAATTGTATTGGCGTTAACCGTTGCAATCTGAGAAGCCGTAATTGTACCAGTTACTTGTGTATTCGCAACTGACGATATAATACTCGGTGTGATAAACTGAATAGGCATCTATTTTTTTCTCTTATAATTCTTTATTTATTAGATTATTCGTCAGCAGGTTCTGGAGTGTTACCTTCAGCAACCCACTTTAAGTAAGCTTGATAATCGGTGTTGTCTGGATTAAATGGAATAAAAGCGTTATCAGATAAACGCTGAACCACATTAATTTGTTCTGTAATTAGATTTTTAATTAGTTTATACATTTTATAACTCCGCAGAAACAGCCCAACCAAATGAAAATATATAACTCTCTCCAGTTGTTAGTGTAACTGGAGACGTTACATCCATCCACATATAATTTTGCTCAAGCACTGGGCTAAAACTTGTTACGTTATTCCAGCCTCCATTATAAATTACTGGGTTATTTCCACTTGTGCCCCCATAGCCACCTGGAGCATAAAAAACCGCAGTAGGAGTTGTTCTTTTAGAAACTTTAAAAGTTAATGTTGGGTTTCTAGCGGCATTTCCCGAATACGAAGTTACTCCTGTGTCAAATGCCGAGCCTTGACCACTAACACCTACGGCAGGTGCGGTGTTTAAACTAAAAGACTTTTCATAATATCGCTGACACAAAGCCAACTCAGTACCAAAATGGCGGTATTCAAAAGAAGTTGGAGTTGAACCTTCTTCCAATTGGACACCAGTAACATACCAAGTAGCACCGTTTGTACCAACTAAATTTGTTTGGCCAGTACCACTATCAATATATCCACCAGCCCATGCTCCAGCAGTTCCAGTATAATTGGTTCCCAAACTAAAACGAACCATTAAACCTAATCCGTTAGTAGTTAACCAAGTTCCACTAGTATCGCCAGTGGCTGTTATAAATTTTTGTTCCCAAGTGTTTGCCGCAGAAATTGTGTAACTAAATGGGTAGTTTCTATCGGTAGCACCATTTTTTAATACGCCGCCAAAAGTTCCTGTTAATGAACTACGAACCCAAAAAGACAAAGTAACTGGTCGAGCATTAGCTGTTCCAAAGCGCAAATCCGCAACATTGTTTCCTTCAATAAGTTGTTGAGCCCAAAAAGTATCGGTTCCATTCAAGCTATATGCAGATGATGAAGTAACTTTTAATGAACTGGTAAAGCCAGCAACTGTATTTGCTGATGAATCTTGTTGAACAGTAAATTTAGCAGATTGGGTTCCATATATGTTCCATCTATCCAATGAATATTGTGATCCACTTGTATCGTTGTTAATACTAGCACCAGCATTCCGTTGGTCAATTCGCATGGCACCATTAATGATTCTGTTCCGCATACCAAAGTCTAATGTATTGGCACGCAAATAATTCTCAATAGTACCTGTTGCAAATGCAGAGTTACTTACAGTATTTGCAACGATAACATTACCACTTACTGTATTAACTGCAATTGTATTTGCTAATAGTGATGCACCATTAACAGATGAAATTTTATCAGATGTAATAGAACCAGCAAGTTTTGCATTAGTAACGGCACCATCGACTATCTCAGTAGCCGTTACAGAACCTGCTGATAATGCGGTAACTGTTGCAGTTGTTCTAAAACCTAAATGTCTTACTGTAACATTGGCAGATGCTGCTGGAGCAGAATCAAATATAATAGTTGATCCAGCAATACTGTAATTTCTTGGAGCGGTCTGAACTACACCGTCAATTGCCACCATAATTGTATTGGCAGTAGCAGGAGTTTCAGAGAGTGTAAATGTTTGACCAGTTCCGTTTGCAGTAAAATTATCTACATTGAACTGGCGAATATTGTTTGCTAACTTGGCATATGAGATTGAACCATCTGGTACAAAAGCATAATTTGACATACCAGAGCCACGATAGATAACATAGATGTTATTTGTACCGGTCTGTGGAGCTTCTGTAAATGTTAATGTGCTACCGTTTACAATGCTGTAAGCAACGATTGGTTCTTGTCGAACATTTTCAACAATAACATCTACATCGGTTGGACTTACAACCTGTCGTGAAAGTGTAAATGCAACGGCAGAATTGTTACCACTAAAACGCTCAGCGTCTAATTGAGGTACAGTTGCTCTAGTTGGATCGTATGCAGGACCTACTGCTCCAAGATATCCCATGAATTATCCTTAGCTAATTTCTAACAAACTTGTGATTACATCAACAGAGTTGTTGGCACTTGTTGTTACTTTAAGTGTATCTGCAGCTTGTAAAACAACTTTTTGGTCTCCACCAATTGGTACTAATGTTGAACCAGTTAGAATTGGTGCATTGGAGATTAACGAATAATCAACAGAAGAACGGCGCAAGTAAACATTTGCTGTAATAGTTCCCGTTGATTTATTGGATAATGTCATTCCAATGAGAGTTGTTTGTGTTGCACTAGGACAAGTATAAACTGTATTACCAGTTGTTTCTACATTGAGTGCTACATTTGATTTGAATGTATTTGGCATATTATTTTATGTTCCTTAATACTCTATTTATGTATTTATCCAAGTGCAATTGACAAAGCTACTGCACTATCTATCGCATTATTGGCAGCGGTAAATGCACTATTTGCCGATACAAAAGCACTATTTGCATATGCTGAACCAGAGTTGGCAGTAAAACTTGGAGTGTTAGCCTGTAAAAATGCTGAGTTAGCATATGACCCAGCAGATGTTGCTGTTGCTGAGGCTATCGTAATATTGCTATATATTGCTGTGTTGGCCGAACCAGTCAAAATTGTAACATTGGCGGTACTAAAATTGCCATAAGTTACTGTGGTATTACTTAGAGTGGTATTGCCAGTAATAGTTGCAAAACCACCAATTGTTAAATTATTTGCGGCCGTTATAGAACCATTGGCAATAATATCATCAAAGCCAATAGAATCTAATATGATATTACCAGAAACAGTTACATTTCCTGCAACCGTTAAATCACCACCAATATAACCTGTTGTTGATACATTAAGTGTGGTTACATTAGTGAAGCCACCAAGAATTGCATTGTTCGCATAGAGTGTATTGATACCAGCACTATTGCGGACATTTAACTGTGAACCTGCACCAGAAACATCTAACTTGGTGTTAGCAATAAACGAAGCGCCATTACCATCAGTTAATGTGTTTGATGTGGTAATTAATGCTTGTGTTGCAATCAACCATTGTTGGAATGTATTGGCTGTTGATAATTGTGTAATAGCCATTATTTACCTCTGCCAATAAGTTCACGCAACAAGTCTTTTATTTCTGACATTTCGTTTTCTATTTTATCTAGGCGTTGTTTTGATTCTACCTTTTCAGATAGTTCTTTTTTTGCCATTTCTCTTTTCTGATAATACTCTTGCAAAGCTAATTTATCTGTATTTAGAATCGCTTTGGAGTTCATATCTCTTACTAAGTTTTCGTGGTCTTTTACTTTAGCAAACATAATTAACTACCTGCAGGTAAAGCAATTGCACGGAAATCACGCACCTTAGGAACATCAGTTGTTGATGTGCCAGTCAATACAATCTTAATAGCAAATGTTCTGAAGTTACTAAACGAAGTGGAACCTGAAGTGTAACTTACAGAATTATTTGCTGTGCCGTTGACACCTGGAGCATATGAGATTTCACGATAGTCATTATAGTTAGCCGACACAAAATTGGTATTGTTCAACTGTGTCATTAACTGATAGTTTTTATCTTCAAATGCATCAGGATCAGAGATAGACAATACTTTATAGTAAACACGAATGTTTGAGCTTGATGGTTTATATGCGGTTAGATAAACACGCAAATCACCAGAATCAAACCCGTCTGCTAAATTAACCTTGCGAGTAATGTAACGAACATTAGAGTTACCACCGGATTTCTTATCTTCACCGTTATAGGTGATTGTTGCACCGGTACCTGGTGTTGTATTTGCATCTGTCAATGTAATTGTTGGAGATGTTTCGTAACCAGAACCAGCAGCAGTCAAGTATACCGATGTGACCACATTATTGGTTACAACAGCAGCTGCAGTTGCACCTGAACCGCCACCGCCAGTAATTGTTACAATTGCATTTGCATTAGTAGAGTAACCTGTTCCACCACTTGACAATACAATTCCAGAATTACTTAATGGTAAATCATTAATATTGTTTTCAACCGCAATCATGCTTATGCGTGAAGTATCAATAAATGGTGCAATGTCAGGGTTGTTGGTTGCCATTGTAGCTTTAACTGTCAATGTCGTATTAGCAGTTGTTGTTAATACACGGCGTCCATTACCATCGGTCATTGGATAGTCTGTCAAAGGAGTAAATGGCAAGAAGCCTGTTTTACCGCCAGTCACAGCTTTTTCAGAATTAAACTGATATGAAATTGAAGTATTTTCAACAGAAACATCATTTGAAATTAAATGCATCAAATCATATACTGTGTTTGCAGATGGATAATTAACATTAAATTGTGCCTGAGTTGTACCAGTATCAAATGTATATCTAAACAATCTAAACATTAAATCTGAGTTTTGCTCAGCAGTCCATGTAGAACCGTTTTGTGATAAGAACAATGAACCTTGATATGGTTGCTCTGAAATTTGTCTTGCTGATACCGTATCTAATTTACCAATTTCAGCCGCATATGTTTCATACTTGTTAGAATTAGATGCTAACACAAAGCAATGTTCACCAGGTTGCAAGAATATTGGAGAATCAAATACAAATTCTGTGTATTTGGTTGGATCATCCAAATTAGGAGATGTAGTTGTTTTAACTTTATCTGGTGTTAATGTAACTGTCGTATATGGATAAACCAAAGATGTTGAAGGATATCCATTTACAACAGAACGAACTTGTAGTGTAACAGGTACAGTTGGATCTTTTGTCTTAAAGCAGAAACGAGCCTTAGATAAGAAAATACCTTGTGGGTAATTTGTTGGAGATACTAAGAATGTTTGTGCTAATGGGTCATACCAACCAATAACACGCTCTGCAACAGCTGTTGTCGTAACAACTCTATTGTCATTAACAGCAACACGCTGAGTTGTTGGAACAGTAGCAGAAATAATTGTGTTTTCTGTTCTTTGCAAAATACCTTGTGCAAAGAATGTGGCATCTCCGTTTGTAGAAGATGAACCAATATCACCAGTTGAATTGTCAATTAATCGGAAGTTTTTCTCACCAATGCGGAACACACCATTTGGAATATTAAATACACCAGCAACATCGCCTGCGGATGTTGTTGTTAGATTACCAATTGAGTAAACAGAACTAGATGTTGGTGTTGTTGTCCATGTTCCAACGATTGTTAATGTTCTTGTTCCTGCGGTGTAAGAAGAAACTGTTGCAGATTGACCAGCACCAGTACCAGAAACAATATAAACTGTTGAACCAGCATAATCACCAGTATTATTTGCACTTGTAGCATCCACAGCCAATACAATTGTATTAGATGTAGCAGAAGTTACAAATCCAGAATAGTGGTCATACCCGTTAATCTTAATTGTTGTGCCACTAGATTGGCCAACCAAATTCATAGTTGCACCATTCAACAATGTTGAAGGACTCAAATTAACTACAAATGCTTCCCTATTTGATGTGCGAACAATAAATGCTGTTGCGTTAACGGTGCTTGTTGCGGTATTGGTAACATTCACAGCTTCTGGATTACCAGACTGTGTGATATAACCTAAGTTATTAGAACTTAATGTGAACTTGTTTGCACGAGCAATGTATTTGTTTACACTAATGTTATCAAAGAAACCATATAACTCTGTGGTTGGTTTGAAATCAGAACAACTAAACAATACACCACGGTTACGCATATAAGGAATAATTGACACATCAATAACACGGTCACCCAATGATTGAGTAATGGTTGATGGAACAACCCTAGAAAATGTACCTGAGCGAGTTTGAGCTGATGTTGTTGTAACTACTGATGATTGAACCCAAGCTGCACCTGCGCCACCGCCGCCGCCTTGGCCATTCCAAACTCCGCCTAAGTTTGCTTGACCATTAATCCAACCGCCTTCGCCACGAACACTTGTTGTTTCTGAGGTTCCTGTCCAATAAGTTTCCCAATTACCCCATTCATAATTGTATGCATTTGCAGTAATTAAAGCCCATGCATCTCTATCACCTTCAAGGTTTACAAGAACATCTGGTTGTTTGTCTGTATCAATCCAAACATCTGATGGTGGGTCTAATTGAATTTTACCAATGTAGTTTACAATATTAAATGGATTAATATTATATACTTTTGAAGATTTATTTTGGTCAACAAAAACAGTATGTGT